GAGTTGCTGGAACTTGGGAACAGAATCCAGTGCACTGCGGCTCACTTCGGTGGGCCGTTCGTGTTTTTGGATAAATCAGGACACAAGATGCTTTATAATCCCGTCATGGTGGTAAATCCAATGGCCTACAGGACCCAAAAGACACTCCCCAAGCCCCGAGTCCAGCTCTTCGTACACCTCCAGGTGTGTGAGCGTGGCTCGGCCTTGCGTTCGGAGCGTGTCCTGATCCTGCCGGCGAAGCGGGCGGCGTAGCCGCCGGAGGACGCAATGAACCTGATCGAAGGCATTCAGCAAAAGTGCAACTTCATCCGCGAGAAGATCATTCCCGTTTACGACCAGATCGGCCCGGCTGGCGTGTTTGGGAAGATGGGACTCCAAGCGGACATCAAGAAGGGTGAGCAGGCCATCGCTGGCGGAGACACAATCGAGATGCTGCGCGTCTACAAGGAACTCGAAAGCACCTGCGAAACAGCACTGTAGAAGGTTTAATAAACTCATGGCAAACCTCGTAAAAGGCCCTCCACCTCGTACAAATCGCGCCCCTAAAACGCGTGCGAGGTTCCTTGACGCCTTGAAAGCGACGGGGAACATCACTAAAGCCTGCAAATTGAGCAGACTCCCGCGGCGCACCGCTTACGACTGGCGCCGGGAGGATGAACTGTTTCAGCAGGACTGGGATGAGGCTCTGAAGGAAGGCGAAGGGCTGCTGGAGGATGAGGCGAAGCGCCGTGCATACGAGGGAGTGAAGAAGCCTGTCTATCAAGGCGGCGCGCGCGTGGGCTACGTCCAGGAGTACAGCGACACACTTCTGATCTTCCTGCTCAAGGGCACGAACAAGGCGAAGTACGGTGACCGCACCACGCTGGCCGGCGACAAAGACAATCCAGTGCAGGTGAGCGTGCTCGATAGTATCCTCAAGGGAGAATGAAGCCGCTCACTGTAGTACAGAAGGCCAAAATCCGTAGTACACTCGTGGACCCAGTCAAGTTTGTACTACACTGGCTGGGGTCCGATCTTTGGAGTGTCCAGAAAGAAATCGCCATGGCGCTCACAAAGCCCCAGGCGAAGGTCAACGTAAAAGCCTGCCATAGCAGCGGCAAAACTTTTGAAGCTGCGCAACTCGCTCTCTGGTGGTTGGCGCGGTACGAGAACGCCATCGTCGTGACCACGGCTCCCACGAAAAAGCAGGTCGAGGTCCTGATGTGGGGTGAAATCCACAAGGCCCTCGTCAAGAGCAAGTATCCCTTCCCGTCCGCCAACCTCACAAAGCTGGAGTTTGATAAAACCAAGTACCCGATGCGGTACGCGCTCGGCTTCACGACGACCGTCCAGCAACAGGACGAGGGCGTCAAGTTCCAAGGCTTCCACGCCGACCATGTGCTCATCATCATCGACGAAGCGCCTGGCGTTGACCCGAAGATCATCGAAGCGATTGAGGGCATTCGGGCCGGCGGCGATGTGCGCATTCTGAAGCTGGGGAACCCTACCATCTCATCTGGCGCCTTCTACGATGAGTTCCACAGCAAGCGCGCCAGCATCCAGCCATTCACAATCAGCGCCTTCGACACGCCCAACTTCAAAGGCATCAAGCTTTCGTATGAGGCTCAGGACTCAGAAGGCGCTCCAATCACCGTAACGCTCGGTGATCCTGATGGCCGCGACCTGATGGACCTGTCCGAAGAAGAGCTTGACCAGAACGTCATGCCATGGCTGACCACCAGGCGGTGGGTCAAAGAGCGGTTCGAGGAGTGGGGGCCGGGAGACTTCCGTTGGGATTCACGCGTCATGGGAGACTTTCCCTCTCAGAGTCCTGATGCCCTGCTCTCCCTGGCATGGCTGGAGCGCGCGCAACGGGACACACGGACATACGAGGGCAAAGTAGACATCGGCATCGACGTGGCGGGTCCTGGCGAGGATGAGACGGTGATGGTGGCCCGCTGCGGGTTCCAGATTCTTGAGATCATCGGCTGGGGCAATCCAGATCCCCGCGGCGAGCTGGTGAGCGCACTCAGGCGGTATGAAGGCCGCATCGGGACTCTGAACGTTGACTCGGCCGGCATCGGCTACTACCTCCACAAACATCTGCAAGACTTGGGATTCCCGTCGAATGCGGTCAACGTGGGCGAGTCGCCGGCAGACAAAGAGCAGTTCGTGAACCTCAAGGCTGAACTGTACTGGGGCTTGCGGATGCGCGCCAAGAGCGGAGACCTGGCAGGACTCGACGACGAGACGACCATTTCCCAACTTGCCAGCATCCGATGGAAGCCGAATAGCCGTGGGCAAACGGAGATTGAGTCCAAGGAAGCGATGCGGAAGCGGGGAGTCAAGAGTCCCGACCGGGCCGAGGCAATCATGCTGGCATTTGCAAAAGTTGCAAAGAATGGCGCCGGACTGCTTGAGTATTACCAGGGTGCGCTGGCGGTGCAAACTGGTGGAGATCAGGACTCGAATCCCAAGACTCCCGGCTTTAGACCTGCCCCTACCATCGCCACACCCGTCAAAGCACCCGCTCTGACCGCCTACAACCGCGCTATGGCTGCCCTTGCGCCCCAAGACCTCTGTGATCATTGCGGCAAGCCTCTTGGCGATACCGTGGTCGAAGAGGGCATACGCCGGATGCACCCTGACTGCGCAAGGCCATCGTGGGTGTCCTGAAGGCGTTATACAGATTCCGCTTGTTATACGCATCGGGACTGTTATACACTCCATCCATGAGCAAACTAGTCGCAATACGCATACCCGATGAACTGGCCGCAATGATTTACAAAAGGGCCAAGGATGAATCAATGACGCAGACGGCGGTGATCGTGAACGGGCTTTGGGCCGCTTTGTGTCCTGTTGATACAGCGGGTTTTCAGGAGGCGATGGACGCAAGAAAGTATAGGGGCGCTCAAGTGTGCCCAAACCGTAAACCTAAAGCTCAAATCATTCCCACCTCCGATACCATGGCTTTAGCCAGCAATGCCGCAGCCAAACGGATACGCAAAGCCGCTCTTGGCAGGACTCCAAAGAAAATCTTTGGCCCTTCCCGCCTCGAAGCGGTACTACCTACGCTGATAGCTATGGAGAAATGTCTCTCCCAAAAACCACTGGTAGCCCACGCACCGGGCTGCAAGTGCCTGATGTGCGCCCAGAAGTGATTCGGGTTGATACACTAGACCACGGGAGCACACACCATGGCCTTGTGGGATGAACCGACCGAGATAAACGACGATACAGTGTTTGGCAAGCGGCTGAACGACAAGGCATTGCAGAAGATGCCGGACGCTACGGGCGGCTCAATGACGCTCCTGAATCCGCGGTATGGAATCTTGAGCGCAAGGAATCGCGGAGGCGTTCGGCCTACTCTGCCAGTTCGGGACCCTGAAAATGACCGTCCTGGCCCCGATGACCGCCTCCTTCCCTCCGACTTCATCCCCGACGTAGACGAAGAGCGCAACCGCTTCAGCCCTTATCAGCCAGTCCAGCCGTTCGGCCCTCCATCGATCGTGGACGTCCGCGAGTGGGACTACCCCACCGGCTACAACCTCGAGATCGTCAACCGGCACATCGTCTTGGGCGAGATGCTGCGCGGCATCGTGCGGGGTTCGGGAATCATCGCCAACGAACTGAGCGCGCGCGTCGATGAACTGGTTAGCCTCCCATGGAAGTTTGTTCTGAAGAACCCGGCCAAAGGCGTGAAGTCGGAAGACGACCCGCGTATCAAGGAACTCAACGCCTTCTTCAAGATGCCAGATCGGAAGATACCTTATCCGCAGTGGATGGAGATGATCTTCCGTGAGCGGTACACCATTGATGCTGCCACCGTCTACATCTGGAAGAACAGGACCGGGACAAAGCCCTACGCGCTGGAAGTGATTGACGGGAATACCATCGTGCCAAAGATCGACGACCGCGGACGTATCCCCGACTGGCCATCCCTGGCATACACGCAGATCGTCAAGGGCCTCCCGATGGACAACTTTACCGAGCGCGAGATTGTCTACATGCCGCGGCATCGGTGGGCGCAGAATCCAATCCGGGGATATTCCGAGGTTGAGCAGATCCTGATGGAGGCTACTCAACAGGTGCGCAAGACGATATACATGTTGAATTTTTGGGCAGAGGGCACATGTCCTGATGTGATGGTGTGCTGCCCGGAGAACTGGACTGCTGAGCAGATTGCTCTCTGGCAGGGAACGTTCGACGCGCTGATGAGCGGGAATCTCAAGCTCAAGTCCAAGATGCGGTTCATCCCTGGCGGTGGCAAGCCTTTCGAGATGAAGGGCTCGGCCGGCGACTTGCTCAAGTCCGAGTATGACGAGTGGATGGCTCGCATTGTTTGCCGCGCCTTCAGGACCGACCCGAAGCCCTACATCAAGGAGCCTGAGCCGCGGGCGAACTCCGAGCAGCTTCAGGAGCAGATGCGCGCTCAAGGACTCAACGGAGAGATGCTCTGGTGGTCCAGCCTGATGGAGCGACTGATTTTTCTCGGATGGGGATGGGACGACATTAGCCATGCCTTCGACCAGAACGAGGAAGTGGCGGCAACCGACCAAGCCACCATCGACGCCGCCAATACATCTCTCGGCGCCAGAACGATTAACGAACTACGGGACCGGGACGGCTTGGACGCCGTAGAGGGCGGAGACGTGCCGATGGTCAAGACAGGCACCGGATGGATGCCGCTGGCGGTCCTGGCGGCGCAGAAGGCGATGCCACAGCCAGCTATGGGCGGCGCCAGCGGAGATTCGGGACCGGGTAAGCCCGGCGCGCAACAGCCCAGCAAGCAAGCCTCAGTGAAGAAGGAGGCCGGGACGGAAGCCGACCGCCCTTTAGCAAAGCGGGGAAGTCACTGGAGCAGATACTAGCGGCCTACCTCAAACGCAAGGGAAAAGAAGCGGCGGCAGGACTCACCGTCGAGAAACTGGCGAAGGCTGCGAAGAAGAAGCCAGAAGATCAGGACACGATAGACGTTTTGGTGGACTGGGGAGACCTGATTCCTGAGGTCACGCCCTACCTTGAAACCGATGCGATAGCTGGCGCCACAGAGTTCTTGACCGACCGCGGCATTGCAGAAGACAGCGATATGTGGACCAAAGTCTTGGACCAGGCGCTGCAGATGGCGCGGGAGCGCGGCGCGGAGTTGGTGGGCAAGCGGATCACAGACAAGGGCGAGATCATCGACAATCCGAACGCCAAGTGGGCCATCACGGACACCACCAGGGCCAACCTACGAGAGTTGGTAAGCAAGTCGGTCGATGAGGGATGGACGACTACCGAACTCCAGCACAACATCCTGCAAAGCGAAGATTTCAGCGCAGCGCGGGCTCTGACCATCAGCAGGACCGAAAGCATGTACGCCTACAACCACGGCAAGCACGAGGCCGCAAAGGGCACAGGACAGAAGTTCAAGCATCAGATCGGCTCTGGGGATGCTTGCGAGGAGTGCATGGGGAACATCGAGGCTGGCCTGATACCGATAGACGAGCCGTTCCCGTCTGGTGACGATTGCACTCCTATTCACCCGAATGATAGGTGCGGGGTGGGGTATTCTGATACGGAGGACGGAGAATAGATGGCGGCAACGGGACGCATAAGAATCGACGAGGAGTCAGCCATGAAGTCTATGCCGGTAACGGCTGAATCAATCCTGCGCGCCGCCATGGCCTTGAGGCCTATTCTCCCTGAAAAGTTCTACGGTCGGTTCATCCTGATCTTCGAGGATGGACGACCGATACGTTGGGAGACTCTACAGAGCGGGAAGCTATAACGCTACTTCGGCGGTTCTATTCCTCGTTGCTGAATAGGTGGGCATCGCTGAAAGTTGGCCCATACGTGTATTCCGTAGGCGATAG